GAATCGACACCAAGCCCGGGGAGAACGAGGAGCCGTCGGACGCCGACACGTTCCTCACCGGTGCCGACGAGGCGTCGATGACCATCCAGGCGCAGCGCTATGCCGCCCGTCTCGCCGGGGTCACCCCTCCGGCACCACGCACGCCGGCGCCGGACCCGTCCCAGGGCCCGCGACCGGGCTCCGCCCCTTCCGAGGATGCCGAGTTCGCGGCGTACGCCGAGCGCATGAATCTCAAGCTCCCCGCGAACCGAAACTGAAAGAGAGAGTCCCATGGAGTACCTTCCCGTCTTCAAGCCGGGGCAGGCGATCACGCTCAAGGCGTCCGCCGCTGTCACCGGTGGCCAGATCGTCGCCGTCACCGGCGTCGGCACTGTCGGTCCCGCCGGCGCGAACGCCGTCAACTGGATCGGGGTCGCGTCGACCGATGCCGCGATCAACGACAACGTGACGATCTACGCCGACGGCGTGCAGAGCGTCACTGCTTCCGGAACGGTCACCGCGGGTGACCTCGTCGTCTGCGCAGCGGCCGGCGCCGTGTCGTCACTGGCTGCAGTCACCACGCCCACCGCGGCCGACGTGACGAACACGCGCGCCATCGTCGGCGTGGCGATCTCCACCGCCACGAACGGCAACAAGGTCCGCGTCAAGTTCGACCGCTGACCCCTCCTCTTCCCTGTCGGCCGCTGCGCCGCCATTCGCCCTTGAAAGGTGAAACCTGATGGCTACCTACCCCCCGGCAGCGGCAACGCTGGCCGACCCCAACCTCACCGCGTCGCGGTTCCTCCAGAACCCGCAGTTCGTCGCACGGGCGCTCCAGACCATGGGCGACCTGCGATACCGCGGGACGTTCCTCCTGACCGGTCGTCAGGAGACGACCGGCGGCGCCGTCGGCTACGAGCAGGTGGAGGGCATCTTCGCCGATGCCGTGCCCGAGATCGTCGCCCCCGGTGGCGAGTACTCGCTGACCACCATCGCCGACGGTCCTGCCGGCCTCGCGCGGGTCGCGAAGTACGGCAAGGACACGCTCATCACGGACGAGGCGATCAAGCGTCGCCAGATGGACCCCGTGACCAAGGGTCTGCTCAAGCTCGTCAACTCGGCGCAGCTCGTCATCGACCAGGCCACCGTGTCGGTCATCGCCTCGGCGATCACCGCCACGCGCGCGGCCGGGACGGCGTGGACGGCGGCGTCCCCGACGATCCTGCGTGACATCCTGCGGGCGGTCGCGGACGTCCGTGCCCTGAACCTCGGGTACGAGCCGAACGCTCTGCTCGTGGACGACGCCACGTGGGCGTACCTCGCGTCGGACACGCAGATCTCGGCCGCGATGGCTCGTGAGTCCGCGACCAACCCGATCTACACGGGCCGCTTCGAGATCCTCGCGGGCCTCCAGGTCATCCCGACCCCGGCTGCGAACCTGCCGCTGGGCGTCGGTACGAGCGCGTGGGTGGTCGACACCAACCAGCTCGGCTTCATCGCCACCGAGGATCTGGCGCAGGGCTACCAGGCCGCGGGCGAGCTGGTGCAGTCCAAGGTCATCCGCGAGGACCACAACGACTCCTGGCGCGTGCGCGTGCGCGCCAACTTCGTCCCGGTCGTCACTGACCCGGGCGCCGGCTTCCGCATCTCCGGGGTGGCGTGATGGCCAACTACACCGTCGCCGCGGCCCTGGTGGTCGCGCACACGAAGAACGGCGTCATCCACCTGTACAAGGGTGACGTCGTCCCGGCGAGCATCACGCCGGATTCGCTGGCCAACCTCAAGGAGCTCGGCTTCGTGCAGAGCGCCGACGAGGAGGCCGCTCCCGAGCCCACGCGGGCGTACCCCGACGAGGACCCGACCGAGAGCTGGACTGTCGCCCAGCTCACCGCGTGGGCGGGCGACAACGGCGTCGAAGACGTCCCGGCGGGCCCCAAGCCTGCCGTCGTCGAGGCCGTGCTCACCGCCCTCGCTGCTCGCAAGGCCTGACGGAAGGGATGGGGTGACCCATGACGTACGCCAGCGTCGCTGATGTGGCGGCTGAACTGGGCCGCCCTGTCCCGGCCGATCTGCCCACGGTCGCGCAGTGGGAGCGGTGGTTGGCCCGTGTCGAGAACCAGATTCTCGACCGGATCCCAGACCTCCATGACCGTGTCGCGGCGGGCAAGCCGACGGCCGAGCTCGTCGCGGACATCGAGGCGGCCGTCGTCGCGCGCAAGGCACAGAACCCTGAGGGCCTGCGCTCGACGACGCGCTCGATCGATGACGGGTCGGTCACGAAGACGATCGACCAGGAGCGGTCGGCGGGGGAGCTCGAGCTGACCGACCGCGAGTGGGCCCGGTTGCTGCCCCGGCGGCGTCGTGGTGCGTTCACGATCCGGCCGGAGTGGGGCTGATGATGGACCTCGGCGCCGAGCTCACTGCCCAGCTGCTGGAGTCCCGCGCGGATGCCGAGTCCCTGATGCTCGACACGTGCACGATCGGAGACCTGGGCGACCCGGACACCGACCCGGACACGGGCGAGGTCATCGTGCCGCTTGAGGCGGTGGTCTACCCGGACCCGTCATGGCCGGATGACCACCCCTGGAAGCACGGCCCATGCAAGGTCAAGCCCCCGCAGCGCGCAAACCAGCCGACCGACGTGGGTGAGGGCACGGTCACGGTCACTCCGGGCGAGGTGCACATCCCGGCCGCTGGACCGGACCTCAAGGTCGGGCAGGTCGTGGACATAGCTGCGTCGCAGTTGAGCCCGACGCTGGTCGGAGATCGATACAGGATCATCGGCCCGTTCGACGGGACGTTCATCACGGCGCGCCGATACCCGGTCGAGTTCGCCTGATTGGGACAATAGAGCGGCCCGGACACGGTGTTGGAAGCACCAGCCGGGCCTGACCGAGAACACCTGGATGAGAGGTGGTCGGCTATGGCCGAGCGTACCTGCAAGACCTGTGGCAAGACGAAAGACCTCGCCGACTACTACCGGAGTTCGTCTGGCGGGTGGCGCTACTCCTGCAAGGAGTGCGTCAAGGCGGCGGTGCGTGAGCGGTACCGGGCCACGCGCGAACGGCGGGCCGAGACCTCTGCAGCGTGGCGTGGGCGGAATCGTGAGTACCTGCGCGCCGAAGCCCGCAAGCACTACCACGCCAACAAGAGCCGCTATCGCGAGAATCGCCGCCGCTGGGCTGCGGCGAACGTGGAACGGCTGCGCGAGCGCAACCGCGAATATGGCGGGCAGTGGTACCGGAAGAATCGCGAGAAGAAGTCCGCGCAGAACCGGGCCTACCGCCTCGCCAACCCAGACAGGACGCGCATTCAGAAGCGGCTCGACTCGCAGCGCTACGCCGCCCGCAAGGCTGCGGCATTCACGATCCCATTCACTGCGGATCAACTCATGGCCCGCATGGCTTTCTACGGCGGAGTCTGCTGGATATGCCGCGTCGAACCCGGTGTCGAAATCGAGCACGTGAAGCCGCTGAGCAAGGGCGGGCCGCACATCCTCGCGAACCTCCGCCCGGCCTGCCGTCCGTGTAACGCATCAAAGAACGCGGCGTGGCCCTTGTACTAGCCGCAGAGGAGGCGTGATGGCCGGCTTCGAGATCGACACGTCCGAGCTCCGCAAGCTCTCGACCGACCTGGGCAAGATCCCAGGCAAGGCCGTGGCCCCGACGGAGGCCGTGCTCAAGAAGTCGGCCCAAGTCCTCAAGGAGGGCATGGCCGCCGAGTTCGAGGGCTCCCCGCACTTCAAGCGCGTGGGCGCCGCGGTCTCGTACGAGCGTAAGGGTTTCGCCCGCGAGATCGCCTATGAGATCGGCCCGGAGATCGGCCGTGGCGCTGGCTCCCTGGCTGGTATCGCGGTCGAGGGCGGCGCGAACGGCGGTGGTGGGTCGGTGAACGTGGACGGCCTGCTGGAGCCCGAGGCCGCGCAGATCGAGAAGCACATGCTCAACGTGTTGGGGGACCTCCTATGACGACCCCGGCCTACCTGTTCAACGCGCTCAAGGCACTGCGCCCGGCGTCGCGCCCGTTCCACGACTTCCAGGCTCCCACTGGTGCCTCGGCGCCGTGGCTCGTGGGGAACCTGCAGATGCCCCGGCCGAAGCGCGGCCTGGTGGCGAACACGCACGGCGCTACGGCGACGTGGCGCGTCACGGTCGCTGCGACGACGGGCACTCAGGCGCTGGTCGTGGCGGACGAGGCCGAGAAGGCGTGGTCCGGCAAGCGGCTCGACACCGACGGCTGGATCTGCGGCGCGCTGCTGCCCCCGCGCATGACTGGCCCGTACGCGGCCGGCTCGACCGCGACGGACACGGATCTCCGGTTCCAGGTGATCGTCCTGGAGTTCGACCTGACGGTCTCGCGAATGCCTGTCGTCGCCCCCTGATAACCCCCGTTCCCAGCCCCTGCCCGACGGTGTGGGGCTCCTCGTCACGCCCTGGAGGCATCCATGTACGTCCGCGTGAAGGACCCCAAGACCGGTCACGAGTTCGACCGCCTGGAGACCGACCCTGCTGTCGTGTCCGGCCGGTTCGAGCGCGTGAAGGGCGACCGCTACCCGCCGTCGCGCCTGCCGCGTCCGGCGAAGCACCACATCAAGCTCGCGGGCCGTTCGGCCTCGCGTGAGACGCGGTCGGCGACGTCGGCCGCGGAGGCCCCCGAGAAGGAGAACCACGATGGCTGATGTACCTTCCACCCCGTTCGACGGCAACATGGCCGTCTGGATCGTCCCCGCGATCGCGAACCCCGCAGCCCCGACCGTCGCCGAGATCGCGGCCGGCGTCGACATCTCGTGCTACCTGACGCCGGACGGCTTCGCGCCGACGGCCGAACGTCTCCGTGCTGCACAGCCGGTCGTCGGTGATCGTGGCC